CCAAGAGTTTGTTAAAAACCAAGAGTTTGTTAAAAACCAAGAGTTTGTTAAAAACCAAGATATTAAATATTGTCATATTTGTTTGAAAAATAAAAATGCATCGTGTTGCACTATAGATAAAATAAATTATATAAGTTGTTGTAATGCAAGTGTATGTGATGATTGTATGATTGAATTAATGCATTGTAGCGTATGCAATGAAAACATATTAGATAAATTCATTCCAACAGAATCTATTCCGCTAGAATACTTTGGTGTAAAAGATTTTTTTGTAAAATATTTTACTTTGTAAAAGTTATTTCATATGAAATTATTTTACTTTGTAAAAGTTATTTCATATAAATTAAAATTTATAATCATTTGGTATATCGTGGGCCCATTCAAATCGTGTTAACAATGCCTTATTGAATAATTTATCTTCCGGTATATTATATTTTTTTATAAAGGCAAATATAATCCTTGGATCAATATAATTATTTTTAGAAGTTCCAAGCGATACATTCTTCATTTTGACTTTAGTTTCTTTCTTTATTTTTAAATTAATTAATTTAGCATTGATTAATTTGATTTTTTCTTGATTGGAAGTTTTACGTTTTACCGATTTATATCGTTTAATCATATTATCTATTGTATCGAGAGTTTTTTCAATATTAGATGAAACATTCTTTTGATGATTACATAATATTGCAACTGCTGTATTTGCTTGATTAAAGATAGAGATGAGATAATTAACACGTTCAGTTTCCGGCATTTTATCTAATTGGCTACTATTTACTTTATCTAATTCTTTTTGAAATAATATAGAGGCATTATATGTACGCCATACTTTAGCCGTTAAACCTTTCATCATTTTATCTAAATAATTATTTAATTGAGTGGGTGAAATATGATCAAATAATAAATCTTTTTTATTCTTATTTTCTGTAAATAATCTTAAATTAAGATAAACCGTTGGATCTATTTTTACTTTTTTACAATATCTAACTGAATCTTTTCCTAAGAAATCTAACTTTATAGTATCATCATCAAATGTAGCAGATGTAAAAATAATATGTTCTACCCGTAATGATGTAACTCCTACTGTATCGGCTTTTTCACTTGTGTCTTTTTTACCTCCAACACGTAATGCTAAATTATCAATTAAATATAAAGCGGTTGCCAATTGCTTCTTCTCCATTATATTCATACCTGGTATCGTAGATGGTATCGTAGATGGTATCATAGATGGCATCGATGGTACTAATTCTAGTTTCATATCTTGCAAATAGGCTGCTCTAATACCATTTACTTTTTTCTTTAATTGTCTCGCCAAATCAAATTTTTCCATATCACTCTTTGATTTAAAGATGGAATCCATTGAAGTAAATATATATTTATTTTTTTTACTTATATTATCAATCCAAGTTGCTAACCAAACCACCTCATTATTATGTATGATATCTCCCCATTTTCCAGGAACATTTGGTTTTGGGATAGGTGCTGTTTTACTTATATTAATAGTAACATCTTCTGGATTTGTTCTTTTTTTAATTCTACCAAGTTTTGGATGTTCGCCTCGCCCTAAAAAAATTCCAGGTGGTTCTATTTTAAAATTACCTACTTTCATTTTACCTCCATCAATAAAACAATACTTGTAGGGTTCATCTAATGCTTCTTGTTTTTCTTTATTTTTTTCTTTAGTCTCTTTACTTTCGTCTTTTCTAGCTTGTTGGATTCGATCAATGTGAGCCCTAATATTAGTACAATCCACCATATCCATTGATGTTATAATATCGCCTAAATTTTTAGGTAGTTCTTTTTTCCAATCTAATAAAAAATTTTTATTAAACTTTGATTTTGTAATATAATCTGTTCCCAAGTATCGTGCATACATTGTAATATATTCTTCTGCCCTAAGATTTAATTCATAAGTTTTTCCATTTACTTTTATTGGAATATTATGTTGGATGTATAATGGGGCAAACATTGGACCATTATGTATTAATTCAGACCATTGTTTACCACCACCTCCTCCTAATAATAAATATTTTCTAGCCATATTACTATCTAGGAAGAAAATAATTATTAAATTAAACTTCTGTTTGAAAAGATCTCTTAACATTATTTGAAAATTTCTTAATAGAATTATAATTTCTTTTTACTATGAGTTGAGGCTATGAGCTAAAGCGCTTCATCAAAGATGAAGATTATGAGCGAAGAATGTTTCGATAATATTATAAATTTTTGATTTATAATTTTATTATTATATTTAGCTTTGTTTTTTCATATAAATATATTATATCGATTAATTGGAATAATTGTGTTATCTTTCTTCTCACAATCAAAACATTTTGCTGGATGGTTAAATTCACTTTCTTTATCACAATCAAGACATTTAGATCTATTATCTTTTTTAAAATATTTTTTCAAATTAAATGATATTTCATTATAGAATGTAGTATGGGTTGGTTTTGATTGGTGATTAATAAATCGTTCAATTTTATTACATTTATATGACCTGGGAAATGGTATAAATAATACAATCATTATTATTGTTATTACTATATAGATATATATTATCATTATTATAATAAACAGTAGATAATTATTATGATGTTGTCAAAATATAATCTTATTACAAACTATCATAATGATGACAAATTATTCGAAAAAATAAAAAAAACTATATTGGATTATTATAATTTAGATACGACTATCACAATTCATAATATTAATTTATTGAGTTATTTTAATATAGTTAATCTTCCTAAATTTTTAGATGTTGAAAGATATAAAACTACAAAGACAAATATTATACTTGATTCAAGTCAAAATGTAATTCTATATAGTTTTATAGGAAATTATATACATTGTATAATTCCAACTAATATTGCACTACCATCTATAAATTATAATCCAATACCATTTACAATTCCATTTTACGATAATAGTATTAAATTAATTCAAAGTAATGTATATTACTTTGAACTAACCATTGATAATATTCCTTTTAGAGAAAAATGGGATGGAATGAATATAGGAATAGGATTTGGAACAGATAATTCTACTTTAGAAGATATTTTATTAGGTTGGTCAAATGATACAATTGGTTATAATTCAATCGATGGATCTATTTCTTGTTTTTCAAAAAAAGAAATATATGTTAAAAAATATAATTATGGTGATACGGTTGGTGCTGGTATTATATATAGAGAAAATAATATATATGATTTTTTTTTTACATTAAATGGTAGAAAATTAAATTATTCCAATAAATTAAAACTAGATAAAAATATATATCCAATGATTAGTCTATCACACAATGCAAAAATTTCTATAAATTTTAATACAAGAAAATTCAAGTATAACTTTACAAAACATATTACATCTATTGTATTAAGTACAAATAATAATATGCAACTTTGATGTTTTATCTAAAATCTATAGCTACACGCGATCATATTTCCTATTATAATAATACAATGTATAAAATATTAATTTTAATTATATTAATAATAATTACAGCTTACTGTTTTATATTTTTTAGAAAAAAAATATCAACTGACGATATTGCATATGCAACTGAAAGTTTAACCGATTTAATAAACTCATATAATGGATACTAATTATTTTAAAAAATACTTTCAATGTATTTATTATGTGGAGTTGGAGTAAGTAGCAATGGAGAATCTTAAAAAGATTTTTTGATGCGTTCCCCCGCTCATAACAGATTTATCTCATATCACGAATGGATATTTGTTTTTATAAATAAATGTTTATCAATTGTGTTCATCTGCTTTACCTTATGTAAATAAAAATAGCAAAGCTGAATTGTATAAAATAAGTGGTTTTCTATAAATAAAATAATATATAATTGTATCAATCAATGCTGTAAAGCAAATCAATGCTGTAAAGCAAATCAATTGGATCTATGCACTGACACTTTCTGCAGTCGAGTAATCTTTTTTCTTAAGTAGTCGTACTGGTTTCTTTCCTTCTTTCGCGGTCAATTCGTCTGATTTCTTCTCCATTGTTAATATTTCTATCTGACGACTTAGAGGAATAATTCCTTGCTCGGTATAATGCATTTTTCTAACTAATTTGGAATCCTTAATTTGAGATTCCAAATTTTTAATATCTTCTGCAAGTTTTGTTCGAACTTTAGCCGATAATTTAATGGTAAAACCTTCTTCATCGACCGAAGAATTCAATTGCTTTTTTAAACTTTCAATACTGGTATTAATAGTTTGATTTTCTTCTTCTATAATTATTGATGCAAAATCTAACTCTGCTTGTGTTGGACAATCGCACACTCCAGTAATCATATTAGGTATACACGCTTCATTTTCTTTCTCGTGTACACCATGTTTACAATTACAATCTCCGTAACATAAATTGAATGAATCGTGAACAATTGTTTTATTATTAATCAGGTGTTTGTATTTTGGACAGAAATGTAAAGTACGTTCGAGGGCCCATACATCGCCTTCATTTTCTAAAAAACATTGCGGAACATCTTCTTGAAAACGATATCCTTCCACAATAGGAGGTTGAATAGAGCTTTTCCAATGTCTTCTAGAAGGTAATTTTTTAGCAACTCTTCGTTGATTGCAAGCAATATCATACCAAAATGCAAGTAATTCTGGAAAACTCATAGAGTCTAATTTTATTTCTGAAATTTTACTAGCATATTTTGGGTTATAGATTGTATCTCGTGCAGTAAGTAATACACTTTTAACATTAGATTGCATTTTATATAGATTAACATCTGATTTATCGGAACGATTCCAGTGACTAATATTTGTTTTAGTTTTAATTTGTTCTTTTGCGTGAGCATTAAAACATTCGCCACCGTAGCGACAATTAGGAACATTGGTAACGCGTATTCCATGTGCTGAATTTAAATGGAGTGGTAGATAAGAAGGACACCAAGCGATGATTTCTTCTGATTTTGAATTGTTATATGGTTTAACTTCTTTATTAGCCATAACACAAAATATTATTAATAATGGTAGTAAAACTAATAAAATTTCAATTTTTTTAAATTTTAGCAATTTATAAAATTAATTAACTTAAAGCATAACACTATATTATATTATAATAATGAATACTGTAAAGGAATTTAATGCGATAGTAGAAGATCTTTTAAAACAAACCACACAGTTAATTGGTACTAAATATTTATTTAATTTTAAAACGTTAACTAGAATGAATGCTACTTTACCAATTGAAAAATTTACTACAACTATATTACCTTATAAAAAATATATAATGACAAAAAATAGTGATTTTTTTATGGAAAAGCCAATCGATAATTATGGTAATATTTATAATAATATATCGACAAATGATATTATTGATTTAAAAAATATATTCTTAAATATTGATTCTGATTCTAAAGAAAATATATGGGGTATTTTACAAGCATTGATAGTATTGTGTGAGGATAGAATTAACAATAAACAAAAAAGTTTATTTAGATAAAAATAAATCCATTATGAAGCGATTTAGTTCATAGTGTGAACAAATAAAATTGTAAATCTTTGATTTATAATTTTATTCCTACTTGGTAATTGAACCGTATCAACTCATAAATTAAATCCATTAAATTAAATCATTGCGTGTAATAAAGTATGTTGTTTTGCATTATAATCGTGTAACAATCGATTATTTTTAAATAGTTCGGCAATATGAGGTACCAATGGATCATCGGGATTGGGACTAGCCAGTAAAGAACAAATTGAGATTAATACATTATTAATAGTAAGAGCAGGACTCCAATTCTTATTTAATATATCGAGACATATATGACCTCTTTCATTAATATTACAATGAAAAATAGAAGTTGTAAAAATTATTTTAGGTGGTTTAAATGGATATTCTTCGGTAAAATCTATTTTTAATCTAAACACGCCATTATGATATGGGGTTCCTTCTGGTCCAAAAATAGTTGCTTCCCATTGCATCACATTATCTTCCGAAATAGGACCAGCACTGCAATTAGTTTCTTGAAAAGTTTTATTATCTTCAATCTCTTTATTAATTCTCTTAGTAGCAAACATTTATTATATTTATTAAATAAATATAATAAATATTAAATTCAATCTTTTTTAAAATAAAATAATGATATAATATAACTAATCTACTTCTTCGGTAGTAGCACTGGGCATTCCG